AGCGTCAGTATAAATTAAAGTAATCCCCATGTTAGCTACGTCAATAGTAAAATCTTCAGACAAATCCATAATTACATTTCCATTTCTGGCTACCACAGTGTCTGTAAAATCCTCTACAGTAATTGCTACTCTATCTCCAGCACTAGGACTAGCTGGTAAAGTTATAGTCTGAGTAGCAGCTGTAACGTGAATGTGATCTCCAGCACTTGCTGTTGTAGACGTAGCAGTAACTGTTGTTGTGAAACCTGCTGAAGTTAAATAACCAGCGGTAGAATGATCTCCCCAGCCATAAGCAGTGTCCCACTGACCAACCTTAGTGTCAGTGATCTCATTAGTTCCCATGTCAATGGTGTTGCCATTAGCGTCTAATGTGCCACCTAGCTGTGGAGTAGTGTCTTCTACAATATCGGCTAGACCGCCAGCGTCTGTGTCGTTAACCCAAACAGAACCATTATACTTAAGGACTTGACCAGTTGAAGGTGTCGTGACAGTAACATCAGACAGGCTATCAAGGTCACCTATAGAAGCTGCTGTAGCCGCTGCGGCTGCTGCACTTGCTGCTGCTGCTGTAGCACTATTGGATGCGTTTGTTGCGCTTGTAGAGGCGTTAGATGCGCTTGTAGAGGCATTGGATGCACTGGTTGCTGCATTAGTCTCACTAGTCGCTGCATTGCTTGCTGATGTTGCCGCATTGGACTCTGAGGTAGATGCAGCTGATGCACTGTTACTAGCGTTAGTTGCACTTGTGGACGCACTGGATGCGCTAGAGGATGCTGATGTTGCTGAGGATGCAGCGTTAGTAGCTGACGTAGATGCGCTAGAGGCGCTTGTGGAAGCTGCTGAAGCACTGGCTGCTGCATTGGTTTCAGCAGTCTCTGCGTTATTCTCCGCAGTCTCAGCGTTATTCTCCGCAAGTTCTGCTGCTGCCTGAGCAGCCTCTGCAGCTACCTTGGCAGCTTCTGCTGCTATAGCGTCAGCGTCAACAGCTGATTCGCTGGCGGCTGCTGCAGTTGCACTAGCGGCTGCTGCGGTTGCAGAAGCACTAGCTTCATTTGCTTTTGTAGTGGCAGTCTGTGCGTAAACAGCAATCTGCGAAGCGTAAGCGTCAGTGCTAGCATCTCCTGACCCACCTTCACCACGATATATTGGCATAGTCTACTCCGACAAAAACAAATAAAAAGAAAAGAGAAAACCCCTCCGAAGAGGGGCTAGAGGTTGCTTAGCCGTTGACAGCTAAGACGAAACCAGTTTCAGGACGTAGAACCTGAATGCCGTACAGACGGTCAGCAGTGTACAATGTTCCGAGGAACTCTTGCTTGTACTGAGTCTGTGAGCGTACACCTACTTGCTCAGCCATAACCATAGTGTCCTTGTGACCCATGATAGCACCACGGATTGCGCCACCAGCTGCGTTTTCAGCAGCAGTTTCAATGGTGGGGCAGTTGCTGGTAACGTAGATATCAATACCGTAAAGGTTACCGATCTTACCATTAACAACACCACGACCGTCTACGAAGTCTGAAGACACATAGCGATCAATACCCATGATAGCGTTACGCAACGCAGGTGGAATAGCAAGGAAGCGACCATCCATAGGCGCATCTTGATCATCCATCTTCTGAACCATGTCACGGAAGAAAGCATCAGTGAACACATCAGCAGCTACTACAGTATCAACTGCATAAGCAGTAGTACCAGTAGCAGCGTCATTGTAGTACACGTTGCTGTGAGTCCAATCAGAACCATCACCGTCACCGAATGACTTACCAAGAGCAAACAGGTCATCATCAACCTGCTTAGCAAGTGCGTAACCAGCATCGCCAGTGTAGAACTGACGTAGAGACGCAAGAGCCTGTGCTTCAGTAATGTCCTCGATCAAACGAGAGTATTCAAAGTGCTTGTTGATAGTGACCAGAACTTCAGTCTCAACAGCATTCTGAACAGTTACAGCTGTGTTCTCAACCTTCGCATTCGCAGTACCACGAGTGGGCTTAGGAATGTGAATAGTATCACCTTTCTTGCCAGACATTGACATCTTCTTGACAAGGTTAGCGAGTACAAGGTTTTTCTCATAGGCTGCAATAACCTCATCACTCCAGATTTCGGGGATGAAAGTTGCTGCAGAAGTATTATCTACAAAACCACCAGTGGCGGGATATACAGAAGTAGCCATTTAAATTCTCCTAGAATTTGCTATTTGACCCTCCCTTCTTGATATGCCTTCATGATCTCGTCAGAAAGGCTTTGGTATCGGTCAGGGTCAGTTTTCATAAGTTTAATAATGTCTGCCCTTCGATAGATTTTTCTTGACTGTGAGTCAGGATTGCCACGAGCGTTACCTGTGTTTGCAGACTTAACTGCTGCTTTCCTTCCTGCCTTCTCTGCCTGAGCAGTCTGCTGTACGGTCTGTTGACGGTCTTTCCATAAGGAGAAAAGCTCATCAGCAGCTTCATGGTCGTACATTTGATCAGCTTGTACAAACAACTGAGTCCTAATCTTAGAGCTTTTAATCCATTCAGCAAAGCGGTTATCCTTCAGGATCGCTTCCATGTCTGGATGTCTAGCTTGAAGCTGTCCTAAAGCCGTAGCTTTTTTATACTGTTGAGTATATTGTTCAGCTTCTTTAATCTTAGGATGATTCTCAATCGCTCGACTTACTGCCTTGTCAGGGTCAGTGAAGAAGTCAATATCATCATCTTCAGGCTGTGGTGCTTGTTGTTGTGGTGTGAGTTGTGTCTGGATATAGCTGTCAACAACTTTCCTTAATTCACCTACTTCACCGCTTTGTTTGCCCAATAGCTTTTCAGCTTCTTGGTGCATACGCGCTAGTTCCGCAGCAGACTTACCTCTGTACTTCTCAGGTAAATCATCAGTCTCTTGAGTTTGCTCTTTTTGAGGCCCTTGTTGAAACTGCTCTTCTTGTGTATCAAGTTCTGCTGTGTCTACTGTATCCTCTTCAGGACGCTCATCTAATAGTTTTGCTGCCATTATTAAACCCCGTGCATTAGCATTATGGAGATTGGTAGTTTGTAGAAGGGTTCTTACGAATTTGCCTTCCGTTCTTGTTTGATCTTCCTTTCTCGGTCTCTAGCCCATTTCATAGTAGCTCCTGCAAAGTCACCACTGTGAGGTTCTAGTACAGACCTGATTGGAGAGATCACTCTCTTAGCGTCTTCACCGCACTCGCACCTAGTAAGTACGATGTCGTCACTAACAAAGTGTTCTTCAATATGTCCATTAGGACATTTAAAATCTCTAAGTTTCCTCATCTAGTCCCTCAGCTTGCTGTTGAGCAAATTTTACCTGAGTTTCAAGATTAAGGATGTTGTTCATAACTGCAAGTTGTCCTTTGCGAAAGTAAAGGTCTTGCTCGTCTTTTGTTTGCTCTATAGAATTTATACCAACAACTGATGTTTGCATATCTTCTAGTAGTATTTTCCAACCTTCTGATCTAAACAAATCATTCAAGTCTCGAAAATACTTTTCTGTTTCTGGTGTCATGCTGTTTCTCCTATTCGGACAGCGTATCTAGTTTTTCAAACATTCTGTGTTGTCGTTCACACGCGTGACAAGTACCACACGTAATAAACCCTGCTGGAGACTGTAGTGGCTTACGACAAGACCAGTACAATTCTCTTAACTCTTCTGGCATACTTAGGTAAACACCTAGACTTCTATCTACAGAGATTTTAGTCATGTAGTCCAGAGGAGTCGCCCATATAGGCTTCATACGTCTGTTAATACAAGCTGCATTAAACACACCGTATGCTTCAGCAGTTTCCTCTTTGGTCATGTTGTAGTCGCCTGTGTAGACAACATTAAACAACTGACCTGTACCAGCCATAACTCTAGCAGCTTGAAAAAGCGCAAGAGTCATATCTTTACCACCAGCGTAGTCAGTCAACCAAGAGTAAGTAGACGAACTAAACGTAAACTCTCTTTGGTTTTGCTGCATAAATTCAATGCTATCTTTGATAGCTACAGCTTCAGCATTAATTCTGTTTTCTCTGTTGTGAAGATGAATAGCGTGTATATGTACATCTTGTTGTGTGTGTTCTAAAAGATTCCACGCAAGAGATACACTATCCATCCCACCAGAGTAAAGCACTAATGCTTTTTCGTTTTTACTTCCTTTAAAACCGTGATACTCAAAAGCTGTATCAATACCATTCTTAACTTTTAACTCATAGTCTGTAATTTTCACTGTTTCTCCTATTGACGGGACAGTTCTTATGTGGTATATAATGAGTATATTATATCATACTTTTAAGTAAATGTCAAGTTAATTTTTAGTTATTTTTTACTTCCTTTCTTTTTCATACCTGACTTAGTTTTCTTAGGTGGTCTACCTACTTTGTTACCGTATGTACCTTTACCGTATGGCATCTGGATCACCTCCTTTTCTTGGCTGTTTTAGCCGCTTGTTTAAAGTTCTTTGAAGTCGGTGCGCCTTTGCTACCTACCTTACGCATCTTCTCTCCAGAACCCTCTTTAATACGCTTACGCTTAGCGTGGATGTTTGCGTATAAACCTCGTTTAGACATTACCATTTCACCTTATTAGCCCAGTATGCTGCAGACATCTTGCCCTTAGCAATGTTGGAAGCGTGGCGAGCTTTAAAAGACTTCTGTCTAGCTGTGGGTTTCTTATCACCACTAACGCCTTGCTGTCCAAACCTGATGGTCTTAACCTTGTCACCTTCCTTGGCAACAACTACGTG